AAAAATCATCGTCTGCCACACCACTTGTAAACTTAGGTACATTGTTATTTGATATACCTGTGGATAAAGTTGCAGTAGCAGTAATCGCAGTACCATTTAATGTAATAGCATCTGCCTCTAATGTACCGTCTATATCTGCATCTCCAGACACATCCAAAGAACCAGCATCTAGTTCTCCACTTAACGTAATATTTCTAAAACCTGTGTAGTCTTTATTGGAATCAAGTATAACTGCCTTAGATGCTATAGCTGTACCAACGGCAGTTGACCCTAAGTCTAAGGAATTAAGTTCACCGACCACGGCTGTTATTCCATCTAGTGCATTTAGCTCTGCCGCAGTAGACGTAACACCATCTAAAATATTTAACTCGGCAGTGGTAGCCGTTACACCATCAAGAAGATTTATTTCTGTTGCCGTAGATGTCACAGCTACATCTTCATTAATTTTAGGACTTGTTAATGTTTTGTTTGTTAATGTATCTGTGGATATCCTGGATATCAAAGTTGAATTACCACCAGTAGGCAATGTCAATACATCTGATGCTCCAGCTGAATGTGGTTGTGCTTGTAATGTTTGGGCATGTGCATTACCAGACTCACAATAAAATTTTAGTTTAGCAACAGCACCACTATTTGTTTTAAGATCAATAACACCGCCTTCGACAGTAAGATCATCTCCTACAGATAAATCTGCACTAAGAAGCACATTACCATTTATATCAATTGTTGTTGCAGCGATCTGTATTTCTGTATCGGCAACTAAATCTAACTGTCCATCGGTAGACGAATTTATATATAATCCAGTATCTCTAAATTGTATTTTGTTATTAGTGCCTATAGTTGTTGCAGCATCAATACTAACTGCACCATCTATATCAACAATATCTAAGTTTGTTGTGCCATCAATATCAGCATCTCCCGATACATCTAAACTTCCTGCATCTAACTCACCTGTTAGTGTTACATTTCTAAAGCCAGTAATATCTTTGTTAGTATCTACAACCGCAGCTTTTGAGGCAGCTACAGTTCCTGCTGTTATACCATCTATAGACTCAAGATCATTCTCATTTATATCTGCGGAGCCAATTACAAAACTACCAGCAGTTACTGAACCACTTACTGATGTATTACCACTAGCATCTAAAAAAACAGTTTTAGCAGCAGGTAAAGTACAAAACACAGTTCTTGTGCCAGAACTCCAATTAACAGCATTATTAGAATTAGAACTAGCAAGTATTGTTGTTCTAGCAAGTGTAGTACCAGATGATGTAAATGTACCTAAACCAACTTCAAAGTCTGTGTTATCAGTACAACAATAATAAGTCGTATCCCCGTTACTTAAATTAGCGGTAAAGGTTTCAAAACCAGTAACAGCACCACCTAGTGTTAATGTACCAGTGCCAGTTGTGGTCGATGACTCCTTTATTCTATCCGATATTACTAATGCCATTACTTCAACTCTATTGTTAGATTCCCTGCATTAATTCTAAATATATCACCACTTGCTATTGCCTTACTTGCATCCAAAGCTCCTACAAAAAGTATGTTACCACTACTAGATGCGTCTGCTATAAAAACATGTGTTACTGTATCTGTACCACCACCCCCAGAAGCTGGGAACTCGATATTAGCTGCATTGATTGCAGTCTGCGTGTCTGTTGAATCTGCACCTATGGTTGTCCAGTTCGCTGCTGTAACTTGTTGTCTGGCATAGTTTGTAAAGTTTGCTTCTGTTACTGATCCAGTTTCCGCTGCACTTACTGCCGTTGCAAGTCCTACATAAATACTATCCCCAGGAGAGGACAAACTAAGAGAATTATTTTTAAACAAAAAGTGTAATAATCTTCTCTCTAGATAATTGGTTGCTGCATTTGCTGTTGCCATTTTTTACTCCTAAGTTCTTGGTCGAGCGGGTAAACCAACTCTGTTTGCGTCTGTGTTTTCTCTTGCTTCGCCTAAATCTTTTAGTCTCTCCATGTAAAAAGCAAAGTTCTTTTCATACTGAGCCAAAACATCCGCTTCTCCCTTCATATAAAAATAGGCCTCTACCAAAGACCCATATAGTAAAGCAAAAGGAGCATTTGTACTAATCCACGTTGTACCACTGTCAGCACCTGCGGTCAAACTATCGGGTCTAAAGTAATAGTGCAGTTCTATTGTATAATTACTGTCAGGTGTCGGGGCGATCATAAAATTAGTTTGATCAAATCTTGCATAATATTTAGGTAAAGCTGTTGTGCTGGAAGCAGGAGTGTACTCTCTTAAATAACTTACATCTTTCTGTAATAAGTAACTCTCAGAGCCTGATGTTGTTATCTGTAAAGAAAAAGAAGCTAAGTAATCTGCGGGCACCGTTAGAAAAGGATCAGAAGATGTCAAAGCACTCGTTACGTTTTTTCTGAATATATCTAAATCAATGCTTTTAAAAATCTTTTCTTCAGATGCTTTAATAAAATTAGGTAAGTTGGTGACAAAAGACGTTTCAGCATTATCTGCATAATCTTGTATAGCTGATTTTAATGTTGCTAAAGTAAAACTCATATCATGCACTCACCGTTGTTGGTCCTGCTGTAGCTCGACTACCGCCTCCTACAATACCTCCTATTGTAGCGGTTTCTCCGTTAGCTGTAAATGTATATGTGTCCGTGGTGACAACCGTTATGCTGTAACCCGCAGACTGCTCCAAAACTGCCTTGGTAAAACCATCAAAACCATACAGGCTTCTAAACCTTACCGTATCGCTACTAGACCTACCATGTCCAAACTCTCTGACAGTTATAACGCCTGATCCTGACGTGCTTGATGTAAATGGGTTTAAGACTAAAAGAACCTCTACAGGGTTTTCTGTTCGACTAGGGCGCGCATCTTTAATAGCTTCTGGATCTGCAACGGTTCTAAAGGGTCCTAGCTGAGGGTGTTTAGCCTCAAACTCATCAGGACCAACTAGAGAGCCATTCCATTCTTTCTTTAAATCACGATGCCTGTATTTCATACCTGATCTATCAGATATGCCGTAGGCGTTTTTACCTGTGGCAAATCTAGGCATCAGTTAGACCTTAAATACGCGTATTGGGGGCTTACAGTAAAACTAGACCTGTCCCTATCTTCTCCCATAGCTCTCTCAAACTCTTCTTCATATATGGCTTTTAGCATCTGAGTTCTTTGTGGAGCTTTCTTTAGTGAAAGGTAATAGGCTAATCCTGCCGACAAACAAGGATAAAATCTAAACGGGACATCCATAGTATTAACTTGAGAATCAACATCTTCTATCCGTGTCAAAGCATCATAGTGAATAACATCCGTACTATTCTCAGGTGTTGGCCATACTTTTAAGTTAGGTGTAATTTGTCTATCAAGAAAAAATTGTGTAGGTCGGCCCGTAGTGGCTTTGTTTGGAATAGCTAAATCGTCTGATCGACTAACCCTTGTCATGGAAAAGTCCGTGCCAGAACGCCTTACAACAAGATTAAGTATGTCAATGACATCCGTTCCTAAGCTGTATTCACGGTCTCCAGACGTAATCGCTTGTGTTCTTTGTGTAATAGTCCATTGATTTAAGCCCCTGTTAGCCCATTCTGTAAACATTAAATTTAAAGATCGTCTAGCTGTGGTTAAATCATAACCTGTTCTTACTTCTAAACCACATCTTTCATACGCTTCTTCTATGTATTCAGCTGCATCGATCTCGAAGTTAGTAGAATTAGATGTTGTCATATTAAATCCTTATGTTAATCGGGTTACAGAACCCTTTGTCTTTTTTCGCCTATCTGACATAACCGCTCCACAACCTTTCGCAACAACACCACCGAATTTCATTTTTTTTACCTTGGCAGCTGGCGTATTTCCTACAACGGTCTTGCCTTTTGACCCTTCCTTCTTTTTCTTTCTAGCGGTAGAAGCCCTTTCAGATTGAGATAAACTGTTTGCCTTTGATCGTGGTAAACATCTGTCAGGGTTCTTCTTATCCTTAGATGTCCCACATTTTCCCTTGATTTTCCCATCAGTTCCTATGCGAACCCAGTCTTGTTTTACCCAATCTTTAAGTGCACCCATTACTTTTTACCTTTTGCGCCCTTTGCATAGTTAGGATCTTTACAATATTTTGAAGCAGCCATATTTGCATAAGCACTAGGGTATGTATCAAAAGTTCTTTTAGCCCACGCTTTACCAGCGGGACATATCTTACTGCCTTTTGATTTTTTAGAAGCAGCTCCACCATTCTTAAAATAAGTTACGTTTAACTTAGATGGTTTAGGTCCTGTTTTTACTTTACTTGTCATCATAATAATTTCTGCACTGCTGCAGCTCCTATAATTAAAACTGCTAATCCCCACATACGAATATCAAGTCCTTTCAACTGATTTTTTTGATCCCCAAGTATTTCCTCTATTCTCTTGTATCGAAGAGTACATTCAGCTTCGTGTTTGGCCAGCTCATGCATGACTTCTTCCACTGTGAGCTTTTCTTTTTTAGGTCTGCCTCTAGGCATTAGCACTTCCACCTTCTTCTAGCTTGTCGTAAACGACTATTTGGATCTTTAGCGGCTTTTGGAAACTTTTTCATTTGACCAGCACTTCTGGCACAATATGACTTTCGCCTCTTAGCAGCTGCACTTCCTTTTTTAACTTTGCCTGTTACAGCGGTCTTCAATTTACTTCCAGGGTTATCTCTTCGGTATTTGGCAACGCCTTTCTTAGTCATACCCGCACCATCTTTGGTCTTACGCTTATGACCACCACTGATAGTGTGACCTTTCATCGTACCCTTAGAAGACAATGCTACCTCTTACGCAAAGAAAACCGTTATATTATCTGCAACATCTACCGTATACTTCACAGAACCACCGTTATTAAAAAGAACGCCTTCAGACGGTATTGTTCTATCTACTGTTGTATTCGCTGTACCAATAGTTCTTGACTTAAACAAAACTGTACCGCTTTCAGGGGTGCCATTGAAAAACTCAACATCTCCTGCGGTGCCTCCTGAGACTACAGACAAACCTTTTATTCTAATTCTCATAGAACCTCTTACAGCCTGAGCGCATAATGTTCCTGAACCAACTGTTATGTTACCCGCAAATTGCGCAGAACTCGTAACGGACGTAACAGTCAAAAATAACTTAGACCCTGCAACAGCTTCTGCACTACTTGTTGAGGTAATAACTTCTGTTTGTGCATCTCCAAAAACATCCGTGCCAACAATAGTATTTGTCTTACCATTGTCACTTGTACCCGCTGTAGTTACTGTTACGTTCCTTGCGGCTCCTCCAACAAACGTAGTGTTTGCCATTGTTGCAGCTGTATTAGGTCTAGCTGCAGTAACTAATCTATCTGCATCGGCTGCATTTTCATCACTTATCGTTAATGCTTGTACATCTGATAAACCTGCCATATTAATCTCCTTATAAAAGACGGGGGTATAAAACCCCCATTAATTAAGCTGCGTAGCCCATCAATTCTATAAATAATTTACCAGCAGTGTAATCTGCATCTGTTGCAGCACCTGTTGTTAGATATAAGAACTCATCGGCTGCTGGAACGGCAGTGAAGTAAACCTTGCTTCCTAATGTTGCATCACCTGCATTTACCAATAATGTTTCACTTAATCCACTAATAGCACCATCTTCAACACCAGTACCTTCTGTTGCAGAGTGTACGTTTAAGTCTGGATCACCACCTGCTGGTGCTTCAAAACATTCCATACTACCTGTTAAGATTGTACCGTTTTGTGCAGCAGTTATTTGACCAATATGACAAACCAATGCAGTTCCATTGACACCAATGATGTCACCAGAGCCCGTTGATCTTAAACCTGTTAGATCAATTAAAATTCTTGTTGTAATAATTCCACCAACTCTTTGAACGGCAGTTCTATATATAGTTCCAGAACCAGTTGTGATACCTGTTCCTGCTTCTACAGAGAGTGTGTTTGCATCTAATGAAGCAAATCCACTTGAGTTAATGCTTGATTGTGTAGTGATTGCTCCAGTTGTAGCGTTTTTACTTATTGTAGTAAAACCACCTTCTGATCGGACTGGACCCGAAAAAGTTGTATTAGCCATGTAAATCTCCTTGTCGTGGCAAATGTCAGTCAGTTTATCCGACTGTCAAGGTTTCTTTTATTATACACAAAAAAAGAAGGGCGGCAAGTGCCGCCCTCAAAACTGGTGCAATAAATTGCTTGGAGGCTATGCCGCACCAGGTGTTCCGTAGAGACATCTCCAGTCAGAGAAACCGAAGCTGTATCTTTCTCTTGCCTTAAAGCGCATATTTCCAGTGTCAAAGTCACCTTCCATAGCAGTCTTTATAGCGGCTCTGTTAAAATACTTTAAGCCGTTTGGAGCATCTGTCTTGATAAAGAATGCATCTGTATCAGTTAAGAAATGGTTTACAACGGCACCTTGCGGTAACATTCCCATGTTCTTAATTGCATTTGCATCGTTATCTGCAGTTCCAACTCTTAAATTACTGTTTAACACTCTTTCAGCAATAAATTGTAACTCTTTTGGAATTATCAACTTAGTGCCTCTTACAGCAATCTTTAAGCCTCTCTCGTCCTGTAGACCAGCAATGTCAATCAAAGCTTGTTCCAGCGAAGTCTCATTTAAGTCTGCCGCTGTGGACAAAATATTACTTTGAGTACCACTGATTGTTGGATGAGAAGCACTTAATAAAGCAACACCATCGCCACCCGCAGAAGCTCCTGCAGTAAACGCATTGTTTAAGACAGCAGCAGCTTTAATCTGCTTTGTCTGTGCCATTGATCTTGCCAATGCTTTTGTGTAACGACCTGCAAGACGATCATAAAGATTATCCTCAATAGCTTCTTCAGTAATTGAGAAAGCTAATGCGATAGTCTCATGTGTGTATCTTGAAGTGAAGGTTTCTTGTGCGTCATCAAAACTAATCGCGCCACCCTCTGACTTAGACGGTGCAGTCGAAAAGCCTGCTAACATCACTTCTTCTTCAAACGCTCTATCTGAAGATTCTTCATCAAAAATCTCAGAATGCTCGTTCTCATAACGATCGTACTCTAGACCAAACAGGGCGTTAAGTCCAGGTTCTAGCTCTTTTGCTAGTTGTGCTCTTGAAATAGCCATTTTCTAACCCCTTCCTATATGCCTGTTGTAGCGTAAGTACCGACTGCAATAGTCGTACCGCTATTAAAGTGACCATTTAACCTTACGATGTATTGATGCCCAGCAGCAGAATAATCTGCGTTTGCTGCATCTTCGTAAAGACCCACAATCCTCACATCAAGTGTATTAGTTGTAGCAGCTGTACTGATATCTAACATATCGCTAGATCTACCAGTAGCTGTGCTACCATTATTTACACTTGCCATGTCACAGTTGATAAAAATATCTGCAAGAGCTGTTGCTCTGTTAGTATTAGTACCGTCTGCTACTACAACATAAAGTTGCATAGGATCGTCATGTACGAATGCTTTCACAGGAAAATCTGTGTCCACACTTACTGCGTTGGATCCAGGCCAATAGTTTTTGAAAGTAGTTTTACCAGTAACAGAGTCTACAAACTCTACGCCTGCTAATACACCTAAAGGTGCTATCGCTTGATCTGAACAAATGATAGTTCCTGTAGAAGCAGGACAAACTATCCCGCCATTGTATATAGCTGTTGTGTAATTGTTTGCAATCTCATACTGTGTTGTGGCCATAGTGCTTGGGTTGCCACCTACCTTACCTATCGGACGAAGACCAAAACCAGCTGATAGTTGATTTGCCATTTATTTTACTCCAATAATGGGGCCATCCTATTATTTCTTAGGACCGCCAAAGGTTACACGAGATTGACGATCTGGTCGATTGATCGTCATAGTTGAATGTGCGTTTTCCCTCATCATATCTGAATCTACTGCTTGCATCTGATCAGCCTTTCTCTCATTAAAGTAAGACGTTCTTTCTGCAATAGTTTCTACAGGCATACGAGCTAAAACTAACCCACCTACTCCGAAAACACCTTCATATTTACCCGAATCTACTACTGGGGCTTCAAAATCTGGATATTCGTCAGCTCTTACGAGCTCCCAACCTTCTCTTATTTTTGCGGAAACATTCTTGGTATCATTGAAACCACGAGTTTCTGCTCTTATCCATCTATGTTTAAAGCCATCTGGTGCGGGTGGTGCATCCAGCATGGATGGTGGAGCCCACGGCTTACGCGCTGCCGCCTTCTCCCTTGTCTGTGTTGCGCGAGGAGTTCTTTTAATAGAACCTTCAAACATTTCGTCTTGTTTTTCCATAATCTTACTCCTTAACGTATTTTGCGTATTGTTCTAGAGTTACCCCAAGTTTTTTAGCCATAGCTACTTGTCGTTGGGTTAACCTAACCTTATTCCCACTACTGCGCCCAGTTCCAGAGGATCTATTAACAGAGGCAACCGTCTGGGCGGGTCGCTTGCTCTGAGTATCCTCCTTAAACTTATGAGGAAATTCTTCCTTCATACGTCTATCCAATGTATCATAGTACTCATCGCTCTTCGGGTCAATACCTTCTGATTCGACAAGTTCTTTATGAATACCAAATGCTGCATAGGTCATGGCACTATCATCGCCAAACCAATCATTCCGTTGTGCCCAGCTTTCTGCTTTAGGATCAGGTCTTGCAGGAGCTTGAGCAGGTGTTTGTTGAGCTACAGGCTGTGCCTGAGCTTGTTTTTGTCTTCTCTCGTTAGCCGACTTAGCCTGAGCCGCTCTATCAGCGTCTACAGCTAGCTGTGTCATCTTTCTCTGCGCAGCTACTGCCGCTTCAGTGTCACCAATCTCCATAGCACTTCTTAAAGCAGCTTCTGTCTGCGCTAATTCAGATTCTACGCGACCACTATACTGATCAACGTAGCTATTATCCATTTGATTAAGTCTTTGAGCTAGTTCTTGATTTTCTTTGGCTTTTTGTTGTGCAAACCTAGTAGCTTCATCAGCACTCTTCTCAGCTTCTCGCATTTTCTTGGTAAGACGATTAATTCTTTTTTGAGTTTGATTCTCACTTTTTTGAAACTCATCTTCAGACGTTGCTGCTTCAGTCTCAACTGCATTATCAGCATTTTCAGCTGGTTGCTCGACAGTAACTTCCACATCTGGACCATCTTCTTCACCTAAATCTAAGTCTAGTTCTGCTTGTGCTTCTTTTCCACTCATATCTACCTCTTAATAATGTAAAACGTCTTCAGGGTCCATAATTTTTGCTAAAATCTCATCGTCATTTAAAATTCTGACCTCTCCGCCGTCTATTTTAAAACGAGATCCCGCATATCGGGCAAACATTACCCAATCCTTCTCCGCGCACCAAGGGCCCGCTGGAAACTTCTCTGTATCCTTGTAAGCTAATGAGCCTACCTTCAATACATAGCCCACTTGTGTGGAAACCTGTCCTTCTTCTACAATCTTGTCTGGTAGCAAAATACCGCCCTCGGTCTTACCCTTACCTCTGTACGGCAGAATAAGTATTCTCCAACCTGTTGGCTGCGGCATTCTTTCTATTAAACTTTGTTCTATTAAACTAGGGTCTAAAACCCTCTCTTTTGGATCTACATAAGTTCCGTTAAGTTCTGTTGGGGATGAATCCATCTAATCTTCCTCTTGTTCTCTCTTATCCAAAAGATTTTTTATTTCACCCTCTAGATAATCTAAAGATTTTAACTCACCCATAAGACCCTTGTAATGTTCCATATCTTTCACGTTATTAAACTCTAAAGTTTCTCGAGTAAGTTCTCTTCTTTCTTTTATAAGCCTAAATACAGCTTGTGCAAGATAAATCTCATTCATTTATATAAAAACCTCATATTATTCTATTCTGTCGTATATTCTCTTATACATTCAAGAGTACTTTGACACATTGGGCATCTATATTCAACAAATTTTACAATTCCTGCAAAAGGAATGGGTTCTTCGACTTCGTGTTTAACAAAAGCTATTTTATGTATGTAACAAATGTTATCGTCCTTGAGCATGTCTCAACCCTGTTACATGTTTTTTGTAAAAATAGTTACCAATCTTATTAAAAAACTTAAATAACTCTAAATTAACTCTAATCATACTTTCATTTTCTTCATTGGTTTTTTAGCTGTCTTCTTAGCTTGCGCAAAGTTTTTAGCTGTCGGTGCTCCTTTTGCACCTTTCTTTTTCATCTTCTCGCCACTACCTGCAGCTATTCTTTTTTTCTTGGCATTTATGTTTGCATACAAACTCATTTTTTATTTCCTTTCTTGAGCACAGTTTTTAATGTTTTTGCTTGTGCAGCATGTAACTTACTAGCTTTTTTTAAACCTTTAATAACTTTGTTTATTTTCTTTTTCATTTCTTCATGTTCTCCCTTGCTACACCTTTTGACTTCTCAAAAGATCTCATTCCACCCAATCCTAGTAATGAAAGGGTCAAAGTCATAAGTTCACCTGTATTCAATTCTGGCAACATTACATCAGGAGCCCATATACTTGTGGCCCATTCTGCAAGCGGCATAATAAAAAATGATGTAAAAAGGCCCAGCGCACAAATCCACATGATAGCAGGGCGGGCTCCCGCTACAAAAAGGCTTGGATGCTTTGCCTGAGCCACGTTGGCTTCTATCTGACCCTTTGCCAGCTCCTGCGCATGTTTCTGTGCAATCGTAGCCAAGTCATGTGCCAGTTTATTCTTCTGATCTTTGTCTTCTATAAACTTGCCAAGTAAATTACTTACTGGACCTATTAACGCTGTTAACATTATTATCTCCCTTATGTTCGTGACCCATCCATATACCAAAGACACCCGTCATTACACCCATAACAACAGATACAAACGCTGATTGTGCCGCAGTTGGGGAATCTAAACCCATGAACCACTCAGCACAACGCCAAGACATTACGGTACTAGCAAGCATCATCAGTCTTGGTAGGATTTTCCATCTTAAAAAAGTGTCTACATTCATTGTATTAAAATCTCGTTCAAACCAAAGCCCTCTAATAAAACTAAGGTAAAAAATAATAACAGAATACCTCCTGCTATTAATTTACCACTAAAGTTAGTGGAGCCTATTTTTATAGCTACAAATTCATTACCAAGTATTCTCAAGGATAACTCAAAAGAATTATTGCTTAAATCTAAATTAATTAATTTCTTTTTTTCATCCGTCATTAATACACCTGTACTGTACTAGGATCTATCTTGGGTATAAGTTTGCACATACATTGATATGTTTGTTCTTCTGTGCCTTTCATAACAATTTGATTATGC